GGTTCTTCCACCGCCAATATCATGTTTTCTCCACTCTGAAATATAATAAGTCAGAGTCGGTAAATGTACTTGTTTCATGCCATCAGCGAATGATTGAGCAGTTTCCCGACCAATTGATGTAAGATTAACATTAAATAGCCTTTTAATTTTATCCGAAATCCCGGACAAATTGGTTTCTGTATAAGTTTTCATTTTTTCGGTCTCTTTATCAACCTTGCCAGAAGCTTTTTCCCAAATCTGGTTTGTATTGATAAGAACAGAAGACCAATAACTTTGAATGGTTGTCATAACCTTACCCATTACATCTTTTGTATCGGTGTCCATTGTTCCGAGGGCTGTCGATACAGCGTTTGCGGAATTTCCCCAGTTAGTTTTGGAATCAGAACTAATATTTTCTGTGGAAGTTTTTACTTTTGTCTGTGCGGCAGACATAGCTTTCTCGGTTGCTGTTTGGATTCCAGACATTGCAGTTCCTGTAGCTTTGGATATGCTTCCCATTCCAGTTTTTACAAAAGTATTTGCGCTGCTGATAGAAGTTTTCGTCTTGGTTTCCATCTCTTTCACGGCATCTGGGAATACTTGTGCAAAAATCTTGGCTACAGATTCTGTATTGATTCCGAGTTCCTTGGCGCGTGCCATGATATTATCAAATGCATCCTGTGCAGTGTCACCAGAATTTTCAGCTTCCATTAATGCTGTATCAAGAGAAACCATTTCATCAGCGCTAAGTCCTAACTGTGTTTGCAATTGTGGAAGAACGGTGTCATACAAATCATCAATAGACTGTTTACTAAGGTCAATACTGCCAGCCATATTTGTTGTTTTATCATCCAATGTTTTAATGGAATCGGACAATATCTTAAACATGTCGTCCGTAATAAGACCTTTCTGGTTTAATTGAGAAAATGCTTGCTCTGCCTGGTCGGATGTAACCCCCATTTCTCCCAATTTATCAATCAATTGTTGCGTTGCTTTTGCCTTATCCTCGGCGGTCATCCCTTCTTGCTCTAGGCTTTCTTTTAACTGCCAAATTTCCTCTGCCGACCCAGAAAGAATATCACCTCTTCTCTGTAAAGTTTGAATGAAGTTATTCATGGTATTGCCGAATGTGGTTCCAACACCATTACCGCCTTGCATGGTTTCAACAAGACCAGCCAATTGAGAGGTTGCTACTGTCGCAGCTGCTCCTACTGCCACGATAAGTCCAGCTTCACCAACAAGAGGGCCAAGTGCTTTAGCAAGAGAGCCAAATTTACTGCTTGAAGAACCTGCCGCATCACCCAAATCTTTTATTGCTTCTTTTGCTCCACTTGTGCCATCTCCAAGTACATCTGCTAACTTTTCAGCAATCAGTTCTGCATTTTTTTTCTCAGCGATTTTATTTGCGATATGTCCCACAAGCGAACCAACAAGAGTTCCAATGCCTGTAATATTCGCTATTTTTACTGCAATAAATGCTTTTGTAAGCCATTCTGCAATATGTCCAGCTATCGGGTGCTTTTCCTCTAATCCATCGAATAATCCGTTTAATGCACTGGTAAGTCCAGTTAATAACAGATCAGCCGCTGTACTAAGTATTTCGCCCCAAGGCAATTCTCCAAGGAATGTTCCAACGCCTTGTCCGAACTCATAGAAAGTGTCTTTTGTAAGCGTATTTTTCAGTGCCGTACACAAGTGAGATATGAAATCTCCAAGTGCCTGTCCATTCTCTTTCCAATTTGTGTCTTTGATGAATTTAGCGATTCCATCTCTGATTTTCGTTGCAAGATCATCCCAATTAAATGTTTCGGTAAATGCCTTTAAGCTTTCAAACGCTCCGTTCAGTAAACCAGAAAGTGCATCTGCAATTGTGTTCATGTCTATCTTTTTGATTGCACCATTTAAGGCTTTTCCAATAGCAGTGCCAAGCTTACCCCATCCAGTAATTCCAGCACCATCTTTTTTAGACATATCCTTTACAAAGCCAGAAAGCATTTTCCAAGATGCCATAAAACTGTTTCCGATTAAGTTTCCAAGACCTGTCCAGTCAATTTCCTTTATAGCTCCTTTTAAAAGTTGAGACAGTTTTGCCCCTATTCCAGAAAAATCTATTCCTCCATCTCCAAGCAACAGGTTTAGAGTATTTACTGCTGTGTTGATTCCAGTTCCAAGCAATCTTCCCATTAAGTCAAAATCTATTCCGCTGACCATGGAATTAAAGGCTGTTGTAAACGCATTTACAAATTCAGTTATTTTCGGGCCAACATTATTCCAATTAATAACTTCGTATATTTTTTGCATTCCGACATTTATCATATCTGCAATAGTGAAGCCTAGCCCCTGCCAGTCTTTATTGATAAATGCTTTTCTAATTTTGGAAGCCCATTTGTTAATAGGTGTTTCATCGACAGTCAAGACTTCGTCCAAGGAATCTTGTATCCCCGCAAAACTATCTGCCAAATCTCCGAGACCAGAACCAAGACTTTTAGATGCAGTTCCAGAATTGTCAGAATTATCAGCAAGCTGATTTAATTGGTCGAATGGTAATACAGAAAGTGCCTTTTTCAGCTTCTTTGCAGATGATGTAGCGTCATCCAATCCAGAAGAAGCATCATCCCCAGCCGTTTCAATTCCGCCCAGATCAGATACAACATCACTAACACCAGTCTGTGAACCTTTCAGCTTCTTTCCCATCAAAACATACATAAAGTTGCGGAACACATTCGCCGCTTGCATAAGTTTTGACATAAGGGCATTAAGTGCTTGGATAGCAGGAAGAATACCAGCAATCAAACCTTGCCCGATTACTGCAGAAAGTGACTGGAAATTCAGAGTGAGTAAACGAACCTGATTTGCCCAGGAGCCGCTTGTCCTGGCGAAATCTCCTTGCACATCTCCTGTAACTGACATTAAATAGTTGTATCGAAGAGCAACTTTTTCAGCTTGAGACATTGCATTATAAGATGTTGTAATACCATTTGAAAGAGCATAAGCCTCCATATTTGCAACAGATAAATTAATACCCAATTGTCTTAAAGGCTCAATTTCCCCGGAAATTCCAGCTCGTATTTTCTGAAAAGCAGTATCGGTATCAATGTTGTAAAATGATGCAATATCCCCGGCTAATCCAGCAAGAGAAATTGACATTTTAGAAGCTGCGTCTTGCGCAACACCAGATGATTTCATCATTGCCATCATGGTTCCAGAATATTGCTTTGCTGCCAATTCGGATAATCCAAATTGTTCTTTAGCCGTAGAAGCAAATTTGTAGGCTTTATCAGACATGCTGCCAAACGCAACATCTACAACGTTTTCAACCTCTGTAATTTGAGAGCCTAAATCAACTGCGCTTCTTCCAAAGTCAACAAGACCTTGGATTGCCTTAAATCCAATTGCAGTTTTAAAGAGTGCGCTCAGATTAAAGGATGCAGTTTTCAGTCCAGAGCTACCGCTTCCAAGACGCTGAAACCCACCAATGATAGTTTTTATGCCACCACCAATTTTAGAAGCAGTTTTACTTACAAGATTTCCAAGACTCAATGTACCAGATGATAATTTTGAAAAAGCACTGGATATGGAATTTGTTGCAGTATTCACCTTGCCGCCAGCACTTGCCAACTGCGCCAGTGCTTCCGTCATGCGGATGGTATTCTCACTGATTTTTGGAGCATTTTCCATTACTTTGAAAAACTTCTTTGTTTCTTGCGCCAGATTTTGCAATTGTCCAGCGGTCTGGCTAGTCTTGTTTCCAGCACTTGCCAGTCTTCCGATGGATTGTACAAATAAATTAGTTGGTTCGGAAACATCCCCCACTCTGGACAGCGTTTTTATCACAGATTTTAATTGTTTTCCAAGCCCAGGAAGTGCAACTTCTACCTGTTTTGCCTTATCACCAGCATTTACAAGTTTTTGCAAAGAAGAAACAAAACGGTTGGTGCTGGAAGATACATCTGGGAGATCAGAAAAGCTTTTCATGGAATTTGCAATTTTATCCAAAGTGGTTGTGTCAAAATTATCCGTTTTGACTTCCATTAGCCTTTTGACTGCATTAATTCCTTGGATTACTTTTGAACCACTAAAATCAACAGTATTAAGAACAGACATAGAGTGTGCCACTTTCTGTATACTGTTAATTGTTTGCTGTGCATTTGAAGAATCAACTTTTCCAAGCTTTTCAATAGCTTTTGTTACTGAATTAATATTTTTAGTATCTATTTTGGGTACAGAAATATTCTGTAAACCGCTGATAGACAATAAACCAGACGCAAAATCTTTAAGTGATTTCCCGCTTCCATCCAATGCTGAAAAATTTACACGTGATATGCTGGTGAGTTGCTTTGTAAGACCACCAAGATTAGGTAAGGAAACTCTAACACCATTTAATGTTTTTATGGATGCAGATACTCTTCCTATTTCTCTGGCATAATGGCGCAATCCACCTGTATTCAGATTCTTAAATGAACTGTTTACGTTCAAAAGTTTTCTTGATAAGTTCTCAAGTGACCGAACAGCTTTTGCCGTACTACTTCTAACCTGTAAATCAAGGGTATCAATGGTGTTATCCGCCATTTTCAATTTCCCTCCTTTTTGCATAAAAAAATAAAGGGCAGACAAGACTAATCATCCTGCCTGCCCTCTTCGTTACCTATCTCGTCAAGTTTCGCATTTGCTTGTTTTACAAGAAGCTCAAAGTATCTTTCTTCTTGCTTTAATTCCTCTTCTGTTTTTTCATCATAAATCTTTTCTGGAAGCAATTCTTTTTTATCATCACTTCCAAATGGCTTTTTGGGGTATGAAACCTTGGAAGAAAGTGCACTTGCTATAGCAATTTGAACATACGCACCAGAAACCCAGGATTGATAATCAATCAATTTGCTCTTCTGATTAATTTCATCTTCATTTTGGTTTCTCCAAGCTTTTAATCGAAGTTGAAACTCTTTTATGGTGCAATGAAGAAAGTCATGCTTGCTCATGCCAATTTTTACCGCTTCTGGATAAAGTTCATCCCAAATTACTTCTCTGTAGTTTTTTTCTGTTGAGTCACTGGTTTCTTCTTGGAAGTCTTGAACGCATCCTCCAGAAACGTCCCGATTCCGGTCAGATTGAAAAAATCGTCTTCCTCCATTTGTTCAATGCAAAGTTCAAGAACACCGTAAAAATTCCCAAATTCATCCTCAGAATGTTCTCGAATATAGCTTGCAAGAAGCCTTTTTGCAGTTGCAATATTCGGCACTTTTCCGTCTCCATCTGGGTGATCTCCGTGGTGTTCCATAAGCCCAGCATAAAATACTATAAGCGTAGTCTGCGGAATGTTTGCAACGCTGGAAATTATTTTAGAAACATCCTTTTCGTCAGAAGCTAAAGCAAGTGAGGAAAACAATCCAGCTATCTCCTTAACACAATCTGCATATAAAGAAGCCTCAATTGTATATTCCAGTTTATAATCGTTCCCGCTAATAGTTATTATCTTGTACATATCCTATCCTCCCAATAATAATTACTCTTCCTCTGTTGGCTTAATCGCGGTATCAGCACCAACATACTCATTGATAGTCAGAGACATGGAAACTGTAAGAAGTCCGTTCTGGTCTCTGGCTGGTTTTGGAATCTTTGTTGGTGGCTCAATTTTGGTAAAAAATGCCTTTTGAAGAGAAGGGAAATACTCTTCATACCACATTGATAAGCCAGATGCCTTTCCAGTTTTGTATGCAGCAATAAGTTTTTCCCACTCATCAATTGTTTCGTCTGTAACGTTTACTGTTACATTGAATGTTCCACCTGTAGAACCACGTCCAGCAATTGTTCTTTCAATTTCGTCTTCCAGTGCAGACGCATCAATCGTCTCTACATCAATGGTAATTTCGTCAGAAGCGTTGATTCTGTGAAGCATTATAAATTTTGCAGGCTTAGTACCAGCCACTGTTTCAACGGCATATCCAGTAAGAGAACCAACTGTAGATACACCAGCAATATTGCCTTTTTCTGCCATTGCTATATCTCCTTTTCTTTCTATCAAACTATAAACTGGCTCTATGGCTCTCTTGCACGTAACCCTGTGCCGGGAGATAGCGGATCACCGCCTTTCTACTCTTCTTTTCCAGACTGCTTAATAAGCTGATTTACATAAGTGCTT